CAACAGTAGCCATTATTCGTATTTCGCCCCTTTAACAGATTTACTCCCTTTGCACTTCCACCGTTTCCGGCTGAGCCTCAATGGGGAGTTTGGGTCTTTTGCGGCCTTGGGGTGATCTTTCATTTGACCCGCAGACCTTGCGCAATATGAATCACCCTTGCTGGTTCCGGGACGAACACGGGGTCCGCCACCCTTCGCCTTACCGGACTGGCCATAGCTGACCTTCTTGCCGGATGCAGTGATCTTTACTTTTGCTTTGCCCTTCGCGGGCTTTCTGGAAGTCGCCATAAGGTTAAGGGGGCCGAAGCCCCCTGTTCCCTATTGGTTATACACCAAAGCCTTGACCGGCGAAGAACGGATTGAATGTTGCGTAAGCAGGCAACATGTCAAAACGAATCTTCTGGGTGTTGGCATCACCATCGGCGTACTTGCTCACACGGATGGACATACCATCCTGAGTGGTAGCAATGGTGTCGGTGCTGTACAGTTTAGGCAGCTTGACAGTTCCCAGACCGAAAGCCTGTTTGTGGTAGAACATGTTGGGCTGGTAAACAGTGCTGGCAGAGCCCAGTACAGTGATAACATCACCGCTGTCCAGAGCAGTGTCAACAGTGTTGTACTGACCGTTGGCTTCGTTGATGGCAGGACCAGCAACAAGCAGGGTGCCTGCACCAGAACCATTCAGAGTCACATCTTCAGTAACGATACCTGACCACAGGATTTCGTTGCCGGATGCGTCAAGGATAGGCTCGCGGGTAGACAGGCTCAGACGGTTGCGGCCAGTTACCTGAACGATCTCGCCAGCTTTGATGGTTGCACTAGCACTGAAACCGGCTACAGCCAGAGACTGGATCATGGTGTCCTTGTGGGCCACATAGGTTGCAGTCGGGGCGGCAGACAGAGTACCAGCACGATCAGAAGTAGTGCCTGAAGTGTAGGTTTTCAGAGCATTGGAAGTGATAGCCATCAGACCGCCAAAGTTGCTGGAAATCTGCGCCTTTTCCCATGCAGTACGAACCAGACTATCAGCAGCGTTCAGACCGTTCTGGGCGCTTGACAGATTGGTGGTAGTGTAAGGGTTCATGACGTAGTATTTCTCGCCTTCCATTGGAACACCGATGGAGTCCATCAGAGCGGCAGCACCGGCAACATCAGTCCAAGCGTCAACAACTGTACCCGGAGTACCGTAGTGCAGGTTGGCGTTCTTCAGCATGTAGTTGCCCAGATCCAGTTCCAGATCGGTAACGATACGGCGGGCCATAGGAGCCAGAATATCGTCCAACTGATCCAGTTCCAGTGCTTCTTCAACATTGCCCCATTCGGTAGCAACAGTGAAGTAATTCTGAACGGTGCCAGTAGCCTTGCCAGAGATGATGTCAGACTTGGTAGAAGAACTGATGTCACCGCCAGAAGTGCGGATGGAGTTGTAGTCATGCGGACGTTTGAAGTCTACATTGGAACCACTGGAAGGATTGAACTTGCCTGACAGCAACTGTGTATCAACAGTTTTGGTCAGAACACGGCTGGACTCGAAAGCGTCCAGAAACACTCGCGCAACTTTGCGAGTAATGTTAGAACTAAGATTGTTAGCCATTGTGAGTTACCTCATTCAAAAATAGCTCCTTTCGGCCCTTTTGGCTGGGGGCTGACTCCGGCGCCTTGCGGCAAATCAACCGGAGATGGAGCGCGGTTTACCTTGGGTTTAAGAGCGCCAGCCTTCTGCTTGATCTCGGATTCAATCCTGATCGCCGCCTGCATTGGACTCATCTGCGACAGTGCCTCAAGCTCTTGGTAGTTGTTGGCAAGGTACTTAGTGATCAGCGGACCTTGTTCATCGGCAAGGATATGTTCCACTACCGGATTCGCAAGTCCAAACTGAGCCACCGTGTTGCCGGCAACCTGAAGCTCTTGGGGCGTGATACCCAACTGGGTAGCCCTGTTGCTATATGTTTCCACTGAAGCGACATATGCTTCGTGCTGTTGTCGCTGTTGGTCCTGCATGATTTGCAACTGCTGCTCTTCAAGAGCGCGCTGTCGTGCATCGTACTGGGCCTGTTTAATTAAAGCCTGTTCCCGGTCGTTCTGTGCCCTTCTGTAGTCGTCATCCGATAACGCAAAAGGATCAGGCTGATCCGGCACAACTGGCCTTTCTTCAGATGTCTGCGTTTCCAGCAATTCCCGATTCTTCCGTTGTTCGGCTTCCAGTTTTCGCTCTAATTCCCTGAGCTTGAAAACCCGCTTCCCAACGATCTCGTTGACTTTACGCTGCTGCGCCTCATCGAAGCTGACGGGATTTTTCTTGCCGTCCTCAATATCCGGTGATGAATCGGAACCCTGCCCCTCCGGGCTTGGGTCTTCAGCCTCAATATCTGTCTCGGTTTCCTCGTTGAACTCTACGTTCTCGGTATCTTCAACAGGTACTTCTTCTGGTTGCATCTCGCTCATAATGATAGCCCTTTATAGGTAAAAGCCGTGAATAAGGTCACGTTCCTGCCCCAAGTTTAACACTGCGCGGGGCGACACAGCAATACGTTTGCTTACGGGTTTATAGCATTAATTCCTATCAAATAATCAAGTGTTGGCTGGTCGAACACGCCAAACATTCCGCCAGCCACCGCTTTTGGATTTGGCTGGACCCTGCCCTTTTTCCGCTCTTCTTCCATAACCCACTTCTGATCTCGAATATCTCTGAACCTTGGGTTCATATCAAATATATTGGCAGGTACCCTGAAAGCGCCAAGTGGTGACCCGTAAAACTCTGATCCGTATGTTGGGTGGTCAGGGTTGATACCTACACCCATACTCAAATCCATGCCATATGCGGCGTTCAAATCACCAAACCTTGGCCTAAACATACTTGGCTCAGTGATAATCGCTCTTGCCTCAGACAGCGTTAAGCCCTCACCTTCACCAAACCCGAACTCATCAAGCGCCTTGCCTATGTTTTTTCTTTTCCCGCCGATACCGGACAAATACTTGCTTATGTTTGGTGAGTCAATTCCCGGCCAATCAGAAACCCCCTGAAACTCTGAACCTTTTTTTGATTTAACGCCATCTCTTATACGTTTATCAAGCGCCTTCTTAGAAGCTGGACTCATAACCTGCTGTGCATATGGCACCATCAAGTCTAACCCCATTGTCGCAAAGTCTGGAGACAGACCTGTTAATCCGTACGGGACAAAGACAGTCCCCCTGTCAGCATTAGGAGAAATGCCACCAAGCATCTGGCCTGCTCTAGCCTTGTTAAATATTGTGCTAACATCACCAGCACCAGTGTTCGCAAATATGGCTTTTCGTTTCATATTTTCAGGCTGGAACCCAAAAAACGCCCCGCCATGCTGCACTCCATAAGGTATCTCTACCCCGTTGATAGCGGCGACCCTTTCAAGTCCGCTTCTGGTGGTGTCCACCATTGTTGAGGCATACCCCCTTCCCTCAAGGTCTTGAGCATTAAGTATTGGCACCTCATTAAATTGCGCTGGCTCCCAGTCAACATTCATCCGGTTTACACGTTCCGCATCACCAACACGCTGAAGTAGCCCCATGTCTCTAGTTACTTCAGGGATGTCTCCGCCTATGATTCTGACATCTGGGCTTCCAGTCAGAGCAGAACCTAACGCCACGCCTGTTCCGCGCTTACTGCCAGATCTAAGTGTCGCGGATGGGTTTTTGGTAATCATTACACCGGCTTGGCCTATTTTTTCCGGCAGGTTATCAACTGTGTAGTCCGGCCCTAGCACTGACGCTGTATATTCGCGCAACTCTGGCTGGGTGAATCCTTTTTGATATGTTCCGCTGGTAGTAATGCGTGACATCGGTTCCGGGCCTTCTGGACCTTTGGCGCTCATTACATCACGACCACGGGTTGTAACAATTGCCTTACCGCCGGGGCGCAACACCCTGCCAATCTCAGAAACAGTCTGGTCCCTGACATCCCTCGGCATGACATTCAAGACATTAAGCGATGTTACATTGTCATATGACGCGTCTGGGATGTCGGCGCTTTGAGTGTAGGTGGGGTTAAAACCTTCCCTTGGGTACGGCTCGAACGTATCAGCGCCTATCTTGCTTGCTCCCTGCCCGCGACCTGCTCCGAAGTCCAGAGTTCTACCGCCGCCAAGCAGTGCGCCAGCCTTCTCATAACTTGGAATCGTGGATGCGCCAAGCTGAGTCTTTTGCGCGTTCTCGAGAGGCGGTAATATATCTCCCAGAGCAGAACCTAACGCCACACCAGTTCCACGCTTACTGCCTGACGCTAGTATTTGCGAACTGCCAATGTTTTCTGGGTCAAATGCCGCATATTCTGATCGGATACCGGAAGTGTTAAACAGAGCAAGATTTGTCGGCCTGTCGTTAGATTCGCCAACCAGCATTGAGTCAAATCCTTTGCCCTTCAAAAATTCAACAACTTCAGGGTTTTCAAGAAGGATATAGTTACCAGTCGCAAACGCTTCTCGGTTGTTCATCCCAGTGATTATGTTTGAGCCTTCTGGATCGTAGCCCTGATTGCGAATTAACTCATCCAGAATTTCTGTTTTTGCGGCAGGATCAAACGTATTTTCAGCCCTCACCATAAGGGGCATGACTGATGCGCCTGATGCGTTGTATTGGTTGGATATGGCGGCTCTTTCCGCAAAGTAATCGTCTTTCGCTGATTGAGGCCAGTTTTCTATCTCATCGCCATACTGACCTGCATATTTGTCGTAGGCTAACTTTTGGTCAGCCTTCATCATGCTGTAGTTAGGCTCATCATAAGCCCGTGATTTAGCCCCGCCTTTGCCAATCCAGCTATTAGCGAAATCCGGTGTTGGTGATACAAAAGTAAGGTTGTCTTGGTATTTCGGCTTAAACTCATCTATATCACCAGCGTCCATGGTTGCGTGATAGTACGGGCCTGAGTAGCCCTGATCTACCGCCCTCTGCATTCTGTCTGCCGATAGCCCATCTGTGCCACGCGCAACCTTCCCGCCAGCTGAACCCAAAGTTACAGTTCCCGGCGTTGCCGCTCTGACAGCCTGTACGCCTGCTGGAGCGCCGCCTACCATAGCGACAGTGGGGTCAAACTCTGTGACCTGACCTGTCTCCGGATTGTATGCTGTGCCACCCAGTGCGCCTGCTGTGTATTGGTCGCGCATGTACTGGTCAATACTTCCAGCCACTTCTGGGGCTGACTGCACCATGCCCCTGATCGTTCCCATAGGGTCTTGACCGAAGTCGTATATGGCATGAAGTGCTGATTTCAGTCCACGGTAGGCCGGGGCGTATGTTGGGTCTACTTCAACCTCACCGTACTGGGCTGGGATTTTATCAGACGCAACCCCAACGCCTCTGCGTGTCGATGTATAGCCTGTAGGGAGGCTTTGTGCTGGGGATATGATCTCTCGTCTGACCGGTGCGAATGCTCCAAGCAGACCGCCAGTACCATACTCGTATTCCGGCTCGTTCAGATTCTGCCTGAGCGATGTCTGTGGCTGGGCCATACTATCGTCCTATAAACGGATTCATAGCCTTCTGGCTAATGTCTTGAACCTTACCTGCGTTGTCGATCTCAATACCCTGAGTTTGGACCCGATCCTTTTCGATCTTGGCACCGGCTTCCTGTGCCTTGATCTGGGTGTTCATGCGATCAGTCTGGGCTTTGAAGACGTCAACCTGATTATCCATCTGGTCGTTCTGTGCGGTGATCTGTAGCTTCTGGGCCTCAAGCTGGAGTTTTGACAGTTCTGCCTGAGCCTTGGCCTGCTCGATCTGCGCCCGCATCATCTCGGCCTGAGCCTTAGTCATCTCGGCCTGTGCCAGTATAGATGCTGGGTCTGGTTGCTGGCCTTGGGTCTGGGCCTGCTGTTGCATCTGCTGACGTTCTTCATCAGTCAACTGAGACAGCGGGATCATACCGGCTTTCATCATCTGCTCGCGCTTACGTTCAGCGATCTGGTCAGCACCGGGAGAGTTGACGTTCTGCATCATGATGTCGCCGGCAATCTGCATGATAGACGGATCAACCTTAGCCATCTCAATGATGACCTCCAGAGTCTCCTGCTGACGGTTCTTAAAGCTGGGACCGGCCTTACAAACGACATCGTACTTGCCTTGGTTCAGGTCGTGCAGCGTTACAATCTGACCGGTCTGCACGTCAATGACCTGCTGGTTCAGCGTTGTGACATCGTAGCTCTCGTCCTCGTACAGCACCCTGACGGCGCGTTCGGTTTCATAGACCTTTGGTATGGCATCAACCAGAAGCTTGCCTGTAGCGGCAATGGCGACCTGTAGAGCCTTGTTAAACTTGAATGTGCCGTTATCGCCCTTGTTCTGAAGCTGCTGTATAGCTACGCCAGACTGTAAGCCGGGGTTATCACCCATGTTGGCGGCAAACATACCGGCGGCGTACCCAATCATGCCTCTCATGGCCTCGGTGATCGTTCTCAGGCCGGGATTAATGATAGCGCCACCCTGCTGACCCGGCGGTGGTGCCTCTGGGTCCACGTTATAGAACTGTACTGGGTCGGAGTTGGTGTTCAGCGTGGAAAGCTGATCTTCATGCCCTGCGGCCTGTGCCAGTGTCATCCAATACTTCGGACGGGGTGACAGCGCGCCTTCTTCAATCTCGCGTGACAGGCTGTAGTTCATCACCCGCTGGGAGTCCATCAATCTCTCAATGACGCCAGAGTACAGGGTCTTGTGTTCGAATATCGTGTAGTTCGCAAAGCAGGGAATCACTGGTATCCGATTGAATACGGTTTCCTTCTTCTCGCCCAGCCATCCATCGGCATCAAAGAACCGAGAGCAGACGTACTTCTCTGGGCGCTTGCGGCGATCCACCTCGGTGACACCAGCGGCTTCCAGTTCATCGCGGATACTTGAGAACTCGTCATCATCGGCATAGGTCTGGCCGTTGGACATCAGGACAACTTGCCGCTCCTCGTACTCGCAGTAGAGAATCTCGCCAATCAGGACAACCTCAGCCTTGTCGAAGTATGCCTCACCGTCACGGTCATCTGACACGGAGTTACCATTAGAGTCAGGCCAGCGGCGCTCGAACTCGTCCTTGGCTACCGGGTGAAGCACAAAGCAATACCGGGCATCAGAGCGGTCTTGTTTCTCTGCGGCGGGATCAAACCACACCCTATCCACAAAGTTATGCACTTTCTCAATCAGCAGGTCTTGGTCAAAGGAATCAGAGTCAGCGTACTTCTGGACAACGCGCCAGCCGTCATACCCTGTAGTGATCATTCCACGGGCGCTGGCAGCATATACGTCTTTGGCGCTAGAGATGTTCTCGATGTTACGGATCAAACCGTCATAGGTCAGGGCGATCTCTTTGGTTGCGTCACCACCGGCAGGGGATACACGGATATCAAAGTCGGCCTGCTCGATCTCACCGGAGATCTGGTCGATGATTGGCGATACCATGTCGAATGTATAGCGGGGTCGCCCTTGATTGGCTTCCCACCAGTATGGCTCCCACTGGCCGTCACGCTTGTTTACGAACAGTATGGCTTCTCTGGCCCTCTCACGGTTGTCGTGGTCGGCACCCTGAGCCTTTGTCAGCATCTGGATTACCTTGCCGTGATCCTTGTATGCTTCCCCGCTGTAATGACGTTCTTCGCCCTCAGAACGCTCGCTTTCTTCGGAATATTCCTTGTCATCGTAGGTCGCCATCAGCCCCACCCTTTGAAGTTAATTTTGTTTGCCATCTGCACCACCGGCTTTGGTTTGAACATAGCCATCATGAGCG